CACCATGGAAACTGCACAGCTGCGAGATTAAAGGGTCAGCCCAGGAACGTGGGTTCCCAGGCCGTTTATCAGATTCTACAACCCAAACGAATCCGTGTGCAAATAAATGTGAGACCGCGTGCAATCGCTGTAGCTTATCCGCGCGGCCCGGATTGTAGGGATACGCGAGGATGTCCTCACGCGCCAGCATCTGACGCAGGCTGATGCCTGATCCTTTGTCCTCGATGATCATCAGGTCAGGGGCCTTGCCACCGAACATCGATTGCTTTGGCCCGATCAACGGCTTGATCATCGGCCTGAAGTCCTCGTCGCCATACCTGACTGACCACTCCTTCTTGACGCGGTCGATCAAGGCAGGCAGACCAAGGTGATCTTGCCAGCAGTCGAGCAGCAGGAAGGCTGGCTTCTTGTCGTGGCGGAAGACGCCCCAGACAGAGCACGCGGTTGGATCGGGATCGTGGCTCTTGCGGTCCACAGACTTCTCCGTGAACGCCGTGTCAAGGCTCATGACGATGTAGTCAAGGGCAGGCAAGGGCTTGTCAGCTGGCCAGAGCTTGAACCAGCTACGCTTGATGATGCCTGTCTCTTCTGGGTCAATGACCTCGGCATGGATCTCTTGGCGGCCTAACTGCGTGCCTTCGTACTGTGTGATCTCGTTCAGGAAGGACTTGGCCAAGTTTGCAGCGTTGTCGTACGTAGAACCTCGGGTCACGTGGATCCGACTGTTCTTCTTGGCTGCATCCTTGAGCAGCTTGCGGACCAGCTCGATGGGCTTCGGAGTCGTGGTGATGATGACCCGTGGATCGTCGCCCAAGCGTAGACCGAACCGCATCATGTCCCAGGTCTCTTCGACGTATTGCCAAGCAGCCAGCTCATCGCACCAGACTCGGTGGAACTGAGGACCACGCAGACGGGATGGTTCTTCGGCTGAGAAGCCACGGATCGATGACCCGTTCTTCAGTGTGATCTCGCCGATGGACCGGTTGTAGTTCTCGATCAGTTCATGTGGGATGACACCCATCAGACCAGAGTCACCTTCAAAGCAAACGCCTCTGATGTCACCTGACGTTGGTGCGATGACCCCGCAGCGAACGCCTGGGTTGTCAGCTGCATAGTTGCCAATGTCCTCGGCTCCGGTCCTTGTCTTACCAAAACCACGTCCTGCGAGGATTAGCCAGATGCCCCAGTCTCCAGGCGGCGTCATCTGTTGATCACGTGCCGTGGCCTTCCAACGCAGCTTCCAGGCAAGGTGTGCCAAGTCCTCCAGATCGAGGAGGGCGAGGTTGGTTTGAATGGCCGTCAGTTCGGCCGATGACAGGATCATTTGCCGCCTGCGTTTAGCTTGCCAATCAGCTCAGTGATCTGGCCGACCAGTTCGAGCCTTGCTTCAATGGGTCCGCCGTCAGGTCCAGTGATCTCGACCGACTTCTTCTTGGCGTGTCCATACTGCACCAGTTCCTTCAAGCAATCCTTGCGGACCAAGAGGTCGTGGTTTGGATCGAAAGCCATCTCTGCCAATGCCTCGAGAGGATCTCCATGCTTCTCGACGATCTTGTCGAAGATCTCTTGCCGTGCGACGTTGCGCTTGTTGGGCGTTCCAGCCTTGCGGCCGGATCCAGCAGGCTTCTCGCCTTTCTTGAATGCCATTGCAGTGCTCCTTAATTCTAAGTTCCCTCTATTGTAGATCGGACTGCGAGATCACGTACACAAGCGACCCCAAATTCCCTATAGTATGTTTTTTAGACCATAATAGAGTGTATCAATACGACTAACTAACTATTTCAATATCGTTCGTTCGTCTTCTTCAAATCCTAAGATCCCCGTGTCTGCTAAAAGGTAGTACTGATACACTCTGTTTTGGCTCTAAAAATCATCTATAGCGTTTTTGGCCTCGATCCTGTCTTCCTGTCCCACTGTTTTAGCATAACTTGCACAGAATGCTGTATAATCTAATCTCAACTCTAGGAGAATGACATGAACTACGTCAATCTGGTACAGAGGATCAGGGCTTGTGAATCAGAAGTCACGGCTCAGTTGGTCCTTGAAAAGTGGATCGATCAATTCCAGTACACCGTCGGTGTCGACATCGGCAAGCAGCGAGACCATTGCCACGTGGTCGTCGTATGCAAACACTTCGAAGGCAGTCCAGCCTTCATCGTCTATTCACAAGATCTCACCGCACAAATAGGAGCCAGCCATGTCTCGACCAATTGAAGCAACATCCCCATTGGACCTTGATACCGTCAAGATCATCGTATGGGCCAGCGAGTATGGAACAGGGCAACCGAACATCAGTCGCTTGTACGACAAGGAGGCTGCTGATGGCCTCGATCTAAGCCGTGGCACCTTTTTCAACGCAGTCAAGGGTCGTAAGGTCACGCAGCACGTGATTGACAAGATCGATGAGTTGATCGCGATCAGGGGTTGGAGGGCCAAATGGCTTGAGCATTGCCGTGAAGAACACAAGAAGCGCGTCATCCGTGCTTTCGAAAGTCCACCGGCTTTTTGCTCGGTGTGCGGACACGGTTGTCCCAACTGCGGCACGGCTAAGTCCGAGCAGCGTCGAAAGGCCGTCTTCGGTTACCTCAAGATGGACCCAACAGACCTTGGCTGCAAGGTACGTGATCACGAGGAATAAAAAACGGGGCTGATTAGGCCCCGTAAAACTTCTCATCTGGCAATACCGGCAACTGCTATTCCCGGTGGTTCATTGTAGACCAGCTTCGTCTTCCAGGCGACGTTTTTCAACTATGATCGCATCAAAAGTCTCTTGGTCCAGTACATTCTTGCAGGCCCTGTACCACCTGGAGTAGTCCAAGATCAGGTTCAGTCGCTTGATCTCGGCGTTGATCTTGACGATCATGGCAGCAGCTGCGATGTATTGCGGCTGTCCGGCATTGTGGACCATCAGGTCTGCCCTGTAGTCATTCAGGTGGACCAGGGCTTCTTGGTGCGGCATCGTCCGGATCACGCGCCACCAGTCCTTGCTGCCCACCTCGCTGGCATTCACCGGTCTTCTCGCTTTTTAAGGCCGTCAGGATTTGACTGCAGCCGGTACGAGTCAACTAAAGCCCGCAAAGCTTTGTTCTCGGCTTCCATGTCACCCAGCAGCAGGTCAAGGTCCCTGGCGTCTGTCTTAACATCGCGGCTGCGTAGTTCTTGCAGCTCAGCCAGAAGCCTGTCTAGGTCCTTCTTGTTCACAACGACGTAATCGTCTATGGCGTTCAGGTCCGTGTTGATCTGGGGTTCATCTCGTGAGCCCAGGATACGTTTAATCCAAGTCTTCATGTCATCCTCGCTTCTATTCGTTGCATTAAATTCCTCAAGTCTGCCAGCTTTGGCGTGTAGACAAACTTCCAGGCTCCATTAGGGCGATCGGGTGCCGTGAAGCTATTGATGGTTGACGTGGCCCATTTCAACAGCTCAAGGTCCTCTGGCGTCATCACGTAGGGAAAATCATACTTTCCAGCCCGCATGATTATCTTGTCCTCATGTATTTCCATCGGCATCTTCATCCTCCTTGACCATCATCTCTGCAATCTGTTTTACATACTCAATGTGCTCTTCAAAGTCATCTCCTAATGTCAGCCTGATACGCAAACCATCTTTGTTTTTTAAGTCACTAATGGCAATTAACAACGCTTCAGCAAATCCAGCTTTGGTTGTTTTATCAAGTCCATCAATAAGACCTTGTGCAAAATCTCTCATGTGTTCTTCTCCCGCATGGAATGTACGCCAACTCCCATACCGCTCAAGTAGATGGCAGCTAGCGCCTGTTGAAATGTGCAACCGCCGTTGGTCATGTCCGTAAAGATCTCAAGAGCTTGGGACTCGATAAATTCCCTTTGTGCCCTGGAACCAAGGCGCATTGCCTCCATGTTCCTTGGCCTTCCTCTAGCCATCGTTGGTCTGATCTGTGTCATCTCCATCCTCCTCAGGTAGTTCATCAAGCAATTCTTCTTCGCAGCAAGAGCTGACGTCCACAAGCCGGATGTCAACGCCTGTTGCTCCCCAATACTCATAGTGACCGATCCCTTCGTCGATGGTCGTGACGCTGCATTCTTGCAGGCAGCATGAGCAGTATTTGACCACGTCAGAATGGTGGTGGCTCATTTGGTTTGCTCCTGATGGCTCCTATCCCCAACCAGGCCTTCTCGACCAGCAGGTCCAGAGGGTCGATCTCCTCGCCTGCCCGTGCCGCCACAAAGTACATCGACAACGGGTTGGCTTCGCAGCATGGACTGCCCGGCCGGTGTGGGTAGTGGTACCCTGAGCATGTGCAGGGCTTCTTGTGGCCACTGGCCTTCATGTGATCCATCAGGCTCTTCCATGTAGCTCTGCTGGTCCTGCATACTGGGCATCTTGGCATCTTCAATCTGCCTCTTACGCCAGCCCGTCATACGGCACCCCACAGACCTTGGCCATGTAGGCCTCATAGAGTTGAGCGCCGTTGTGGTACCAGACATCCTTTGGATCGTCTGACATGTAGTAGCCGACCTTGGGTTTCTTCCAGCCACCATAGATGTCTCCAGGCGTCTTGCGGTAGGTCACCACTTCCTTGACCAAGCCATGCTCTTCGTTCTTGTAGAGCCTTGCAGCATAGACGTCGCCATTCATGCCGAAGGTGTACTCAAAGGGCAATGCACAGAACTCCTCAAAGGTCAGTTCATGTCGGTTTAATTGGGGCATCTTTCTTCACCTCCTCAGTTGGATCCTTTTCAGCGATCAGTTGGCCATCAATCGTGAACACTTGGGTCACGGTGCGGAAGGGATCCTCATCGGTCCCCTTGCCGCGTGTAGGAAAGGCAAGGATCACTTGCACGACGCGTGGGTTACTCATGACAGCTCCTCTTCAAAGTGACGCTCGAGACCATGTGCGCGGACAAAGCCCATGTAGTCATAGTCAGTGATGCCAACGCCTCGGCTGCTGATGACGGCAGTCGTGAACAGCATGGCAACCCAAGCAGCCTCCTGACCAGTCATGTCGTCCTTAGGCACGAAGCGGTAGTACTTCTCGCCCTCATAGACCTTGATGTCGCCAACAGGCATCTTGCTTGCAAAGGTCACTGTCTTGCCGGCTGCTTGAGCCAAGTCTTCTGCTGTTGTTCCGTTAAATCCGTGTTCAGGTGTAGTCATGTTGATTTCCTTCAGTAGTTTCCAAGTGCTCCAAGCGAGCCATAAAAATCCAGCTGCTGCCAGCCAGTGCGTGTGGAAGATCCAACCGTCCGCTAAGACGGCGATCCATCCAAGTCCGTTGAGGACACCATATTGAAAGACATTCATCGCTTGATGAAGATGCATTCGTTCTGGTGCTTGATGCCTTTGGAGTCCGTATAGGTCTCGCCGCAACCGGCAGCCCATTCAGCTACCATCAAGACCAAGAAGCCCATCAGAGCCAAGCCGATGATGCCATGCAAAACCCAGAGGGCAAAGGCTTTAAGCATCCGCATCAGTGTTCTCCCCATGTTTCTCTCCAAGCAGTTTGTTGAGTTCAATGGCCTTGGCCAGGCCTTCATGGCTGAACGGCACAAAGTCCATGCGGTATCCATCGGGGTAGTGAACCTTGTACTGCTCCTCATGGCGGTCAGGACGTGAGCCCTTGACCACGCCAAGATCGTGCGGCATGTAGCCTTCATGGCTGCAGATGTGGGACCCAAGAACGTTGCCATCCTCAGCGATAGCAATGGCTTGCAGCCAGTCAGGTGCTCCACCGTTGTTGAAGCCATAGATGACAGGCAGCTCTTCGAGCGGCTTGTTGTGTGGGTTGTAGACCTCGTAGCCCTTGCCGGTCCACACGACCAAGTGCTCGTGGAGATATTGCTGGGCGGCTGCTGGTGTTGTCATGTCATGCTCCTACAGATTGACGGTTAAAAATTCCATGCAGCAACGTCTTGAGTTCGCTGACGCTGCCGTTACAGTAGTGAAGGTTCGGATGCTTGCGGTACTTGTTCTGCACCGAGTGGTTGATGAACCGAGTCATCAAGAACGTGTGGTCCTTGTTGAACGTGTATTGGCTGACGGCTTGCTCGGCAGTGATGAAGGTGAAGTCAACCTCAGGCCTGCCTTGCTTGACGCATTCCATCTGGTGTCCATTGAGGCCAATGACCAAGACCGTTGGCTTCTTCTTGCGGATGGTCAGCTTGTTGAGCTGCTCCATTGGGTTGCCAAACAGTTGCTCAAAGCGGGCGGCTGCTACATCCTCTGTCTTCTGCAGTGGCGCGTTCTTCCATTCCGGATACAGGCGGTCAAAAGTCTTGTCTAGTTCCTCGAGCGTGATGGACGGCTCGTTGGCCTCTTCATGCTGCTGCTTGGCCTTGATCATCTTGTCCATGATCCGGTCAGCCAGCGCATCGATGAACAGCTCAAAGACTTGGCCCAGTGTGTCTAGCTTGCGAACAGGTTCAGGCGTAGGCTCAGGGGCAGGAGCCGGTGCCGGCTTAGCTGCAGCCTTCTTGCGATGTTCTTCAGCCACAAAGCGCGCGTTGTTGATCATGGCCTTGTAGGCAAACACCTTTTGGTCGGTGATCTTGTGTCGGCGCTCGTAAGGTATGACCTCCTCTTGTGCATGCTTGAACAAGCCTTTGTTGCTCATGGTCGGAGTGACGTAGCAAATGTCCGTCATGCAATCTTGAAGCGCGCGCTTCTCATCTTTAGTCCATACGATGCGAGTCATAGCTGCTCCTGCTCAACGTTGATCTTGTAGCCAAGGGCCTTGATCGAGTTGATCGTAGTTGGCTTGAGAGTCTTTGTGCCAGCGATGTCAGCAAAGATCTTTGCAGTCTCGCAAACGGGATACACGGTGCGGGCTCCGTAGACCTGAGTGATGCGAACAGTAATTTCCATGATGGTGCCTTTCTTCTTTCTTAGCGCAGCGAAGTGCTGTGCATGAGTTGTATTCTAGTGCGAAACTACGCACTGCGCGCATTCTTCTAAAAATATTTACAGGGACAAATACCAGCGTCTAGAAGCTCATGGTCCAAGGGCCTAGGTGTTTCTATTCGACTGCAATTCTATGAGCCCAGAGGATCACCTGGTGAGCCTGGGCCATGTTCCTTGCCTCCTGCTTGATACTTAAAAGCATGTGTTGTAAACTTATTTTCGCGAAGTGCTGCAGTGCGTAGTAAAATGCGACCTTGAAAGGAGCCACCCATGCGAGTAGCTGTAGCAAAAAAGATCGCCCAAGAGAACGGTATGTCTCTGGAGTACAACAACGACATGCGTCTGTACATCCTCCAAGACAAGGAGCAGGGCTGGCCTGACCAGTTCTTCCCAGGCAGCGCGCTGCGCACAATGGACAATGATGTGTTCATGTCGTTCTTCTTGCGAATCAAATCAGAATAAGTCTTCGGGGACTAACCGAAGCAGAGGGGCCACCGCCAACGGTTTGACCTCGCACCAAGTGGAAGCCTTGGACCTTCAGGTTTGGGCCGGTAGTAAGCGATTGGGTAAACGTCAACCCTCCCTAACTAGGTCGATAAACGGTAGTGCGGCCGCCAATTCCGTTGAGGCCTAGCAAACAGTGCTACCGGTCCAATCCTGAGGGTGTTGGTGAGAATCTCTACAAGACCGCAGGGTCGGGATCAGGGCTGGTACACCGGATTACTCTGGGGAAACCCATAAGTGCAAATAGACCGTCACCACCCTCACCTCAACTCAACCAGTCCTTCCATTCATCGCCCAGCACCTGGGACGACAGCATCTTCTTCTCACGCAAAGCCTTGACGATCTTCTCGTCGACCGACTTCCGGCAGATCAGATCCACGTAGGTCACGGCGTTCTTCTGGCCGATACGGTGGGCGCGGTCTTCTGACTGCAGCCGGTGCTCGAGGTTGTAGCTGTTGCTGTAGTAGACCACGTTGGTCGCTGCCGTCAGCGTGATACCAAAGCCGCCGGTCTGAGGGTTTCCCACGAAGTACGTGCATTCAGGGTCCGTCTGGAAGCGACGCACCGCCTCCTGCCTATCTTCATTGGACGTGTCGCCATAGTAGGACACGACCGCCTTCTTGCCGTACTCAGCGGTCAGCGCGTCTTCGATGGCCTTGATGTCTGATCGGTAGTTTGCCCAGATGATGACCTTGCCGGAAGCCTCGTCAAGGACTTCCATCAGTGCCTTCATCCGATTATTCTCGATGGGAATAACCGTGCCATCGTCCGTTGTGAGATGCCCGCACACCAGTTGGTGGAGCCGAAGCAACTTCGTAAGAACGATTGGTGCCGAGACCAGTTGGCCTTCCAGCTCAGCCATAGCCTTCTCGCGAAGAGTCTTGTAGTGTTTCTTCTGCTCGTCTGTAAGCTCAACCTCGTAGTATTGGTAGATCTTCTCAGGTAAGTCGAGACACTCAAGTTTTGTACGGCGAGACGACCACTTTTGGATCGACCTGGTGAGTTCATCGAGGTTCTTGAAACCTTTGACCTTAGTGAACGCGCGGTTACCCGCCGTGATCTTGACCATCTCTGCATACTTTGCCCTGAATGTGTAGTAGCTGGTGAAGCCCAGCAAGTGGGGGTTGAGGAACCAGGCCTGACTGAACAGGTCTAGCGGGTTGTTGGTCACTGGTGAACCCGTCAGGATGCGACGATAGTTCGCCTTGCGGCCAATCTTGACGGCAGCCTTCGTGCGCTTGGCGTCTCGATTCTTGATGGTGGTCGATTCGTCAATGACCATCAGGGTCCGGTGGCAATTGACAAACGATTCGGCGATCTTGTAGCTGCGATCAAAGGCCAGTGCCTCAATGTTCATGACGAAGATCTTGAGTGGCTCCATCGGCGTGAGCAGCAGGTCGTAGCTCTTCTTGAGTTCGGTGTTCGCTGCTGAATCCCAATACGTGCCGACCCATTGAACGTAGTCAGGCATGTGTTCAGGCAGCTCCTTGGTCACCCAGTTCCTGTATGAACCCTTGTTGCCCAAGATGAACACGGCATCGATCTTGCCTGTCGCATACAACCATGCAGCAGTGTCGACCGTGGTCTTTGATTTGCCCAAGCCCATCTCCCAGAACAGGGCGTATTCGTCCATGTCCCGGCTCAGCTTGAAGTCAGTGTCTTGATGACCAAATGGCTTGGTCTTGTATTTGTATTCAATCATAGGTCAAAGTACCTTTGTGTGCGTGGCGTGATGATGTGTAGGTTCTTCTTGGTTCTTGTTGCTGCGACGTAGAACACCCGAAGCTCGTCGTCTTGATTCTCTTGGTAGCTGGCGTAGGTCTTGGGGCTGATGTCCGTGATGAGCACGACGTTGTCTGCCTCACCGCCTTTGGATCCATGGATCGTGCTGATGGTGATGCGTGGGTCGCCACTCAAAGATTCGCCCTGTCTTAATGCCGACAGGAAATACTCCTTCTCCTCGTCGCTGATGCGGTCAAGAGCCGTGTGCCAGATGGCCTTGGTCTGCAGTCCGTACTTCTCATGCAACAAGTCCATGTTGACCATGTCCTCAGTCAAAGTCTTGAGGGACAGGTGACCATGATCAACCATCCGCTTTGACATGTGCGCATAGACCAGCTTCAACTGATCGGCTTGGATGTATTCGCCCTTGCGAAGCTTCTCCCATGACCTGATGGCAAGCAATGCCTCAGACTTACGAGGACTCATTCCTTGACACTCGTAGGCGTAGCCCTCACGATGGCATAGTTCAACCATTTCCCTGAGCATGTAGACATTCCTAGCAAGAAGCAGCCATGTTCCTTGGCTCATGTCGACGTGTTCGATGTCGTTGTGGTAGGTGATGCTGCCTTCGTGGGCTGCTGGCTTGAATCGCTTTTCTCGGCGTCTGGATACAGATCGGATAATGTCAAAGGACAGATCGTGAACAACGGAGGGGATCCGGTAAGACTGATCGAGTATACGCACGTCCCCGTCGAGACCAATGAAGTGGTCAACGTCTGCTCCAGCCCATCTAAAGATTGCTTGATCATCGTCTCCAGCGATGTACGTTTCATCTGCTTTCTCCATCATTCGTTCAACAACCAGCCACTGCAGCTTTGATAGGTCCTGTGCCTCATCAACCAGCAGGGCTTTTAGCTTGGGCACGTAGCCCTCTGACCGCATTAACTCAAGCATGTCGGTGTAATCGATCAAGCCAGAGTTGTCCTTGTATTCCTTGAGAGCCTTGGCGAACTGCTCGAGTTCAAACCAACCAAGGTCATCGTCATTCAATTCTTCCCATTGCTGCTTGAGTGGTACGCATCGGATCCTTGCCATACCTTCAACGAAGCGCAGCTTGTCACCCTGAGCCATACCAACCAAGGTTCCATCCTCACCAGTCTGGCGTCCAGTGATCTCAACACCTAGCTCATCGCAAAGTTCTTGGTAGTGGTTGTGCTGCATGACCTGCTGCCTACTGAGTCCTAGTTGCCTGAATGCCAAGCTGTGGATCGTCCGAAAGAACGGAAGCCTATCAGCCTCAAAACCAAACCTGGAACGGGCCTTGTCACGGGCTTCAGTCGTAGCTTTCTTAGTGAAGCTAATGAAGCCAATGTCTTCAGGCTTGACGCCCTTCTCCAGCAGCGACTCGATGATGTTCATCAGCGTCGTCGTCTTGCCGGTTCCGGGTGGTCCCAGGATGATCTTGGGTTTAGATGAGGCTTCCACTGTTGAAGTCAGGTGTTTGATGTCCCTTGTCTTGGAACGAGAATGCTGGGACAGACCAGACGGTCGCCCGCTTGCCGTTCAGCTTGTATGTGTGAGTCTCACCGCCGTAATCGCGAATGGCAGAACTGATTTGATTCAGCTTGAACTCCTTGAACTTCTGCTTGTCGAGGAAGTTGATGAAGTCAGCTAAGCGGAACAAGTGTCTGTTGTCATCACGATCATGGAATGGTTTGCCAAGGAGGATCTCATCAAGATGCTTGGCTTGAGCCTTGCCAGTGCAGTAGCGTTCAAGCAGGTCGATGAACTGGCCCTTGGGGCTTGCATCCTCAGGAGCCTCGATGATCACTACGTCTTGCAGCAGTGCTTGAACCATCTGATTCCATTGAGTCTGGTTCATCTTTGGCGGCATGTAATTCATGGCCTCCATGCAGCGCTTCTGGAAGCCTGCCTGATTCTGCAAGTCTTCCGTTGACAACGACAGTCTCATACCGTTGTCCATGTCAAGAAACCAGATGGGAGGCTCTGTGTTGTATTTGCTCAGTGATGATAGACGTGGCGTCCCTGATTGCTGGCCCACGCCAAACTTACGCATGCGGCACATACCAGCGTTGCAGTTAGGTCGTAGTGGCGGCCTGCTGCATGTGTACTGGTAGTCGCTGTTCTGCATCGACTGGATGACCCCCATTGCTTCTGATTCAGGCAGCGGAGGATCCATGATGTCTATGTTCATCTGCATGACTAGAGGCTGCCAGTCATCAGGTTTCATCTTCCTTGCTAAGACGCACAGGTTAAACAATCCGTTGTTCCTAGTGCCCTCTGGGAAGCCCGTTTGAGCCAGCTTCTCAATACATGGAGGAGCATCCTTGTAGGCTCGTTTCTTGCTCTTAGACTCTGCAAACTTCAGGCGCACGAAGTTGGCCCTTGTTAGCTTTAAACTTTCTGCATGAGCCAAGAAGTCATCGATCTTCATCGGGCTGCCGTTCTCAGCAACCCCGTATCTAGATGTTTGGTCGCCTTCAAAGTAAGGCATGTTGATCCAGTTGCCGACGTCACCGCGTTCAGACAACACTTGATCTTGTTTAGGAAAAATCTCGCAGCTTGGATGGCCGATCACAGTGGCCAGATCAGCAAGCTTTCGTTTGACATCAGCAGCTGGTATGGGCTCGCTGAAAAACATGTAGATGTGCGCACCGCCCGACTTACTTCGGCAAACTACAACCGGAGCCTTAGCCTTTGCGCAAGCGTCAACAGCATCTTTGAGGTCAAAATTCTTATATTCATCAATGTCAATCGCACCAAAGAGGCATGTGTTGTCCTCTCTGATTGGCACAATACCGATTCCCTTTGTTCCTGCTAGGTGCGCATCCCATAGCTGCTCCGTTACCGGCGCCCTCTTTGTGATTGCTGTCCCCTGAACCTTCAGACCAGTATTCTTGCCATCGATGTCATAGGTCCCGTAAGCACCCGTGTGCCCGGAATATAGCGCCATGAATCTTTGTGCAAGCATAATTCTTTCTCGTTGTTGTTGATGGGGGAGCGGCCGAAGCCGCCCCTAACTTAACCGCCCCGCGT